AACTTCGATATGAAGACGTATGTTACTAAGGGAAATACCACAATCGTTGGCCTTGCAATCTTCAAAGGCTATCTACTCGTTCGCTTCCAAGAATGCATCATTCCTGTGCAGCTTGTGGAGACTGTTGGTACACCTAACACTCTTACTCTGTCTGTATCACCTGATAGTATCATTCAGAACTACGGAGCAGTGTCACACAGGACGCAGCAAGACATTGGAGACATGGCTCTCTCGTGTGACATCGTGGGTGTTGCCTCGGTAGAGTTGTCCAAGTTTACTCGCGTCCTCTCACCAGATCGTCCGTCACGTTTGATTGATCCACTTCTACAAAAGGCTATCAACGCACTTCCATCCAGCACACTCAATACAGACGCATTCAGTGTGTACGATCGTCGTATGTCAATGTACATGTTGTTTTTGCCAGATGCGAAGAAGCCGTATCAGCTGAATTCTACTGGCTACTGTTACCGCTACGTGGATCGTCTCAACGTTGAGTCATGGTCACGGTTCGTTGGTTGGAATTGGCATTGTGGTGTTCGCTCTAGTGAAGGTAATGTCTTCTTCACACGCGAGAATAGTAGCGACATCTTTCTACTCGGTAATGAACAGACAAACCCACTGAACGCTGATTTCGTAGGCGAGCAGGAGACTTTCACAGATGGTACTGACTTCACAGACGACACTGGATTCTCTCCGGTTGTCGATGTGAACGATAGTGGACTTCCTATCAAATGGGCGTGGGAACTTCCGTGGAGTGATTTGAAGCATCGCGCAATGGCGAAGACGCTTCGTTACATGATGATGGATACAGAAGGTTCAGCGATATTCAATATCAAAGTGTTCGTGGATAACTACTACATTCAAGCGAATAGCGGTGAGGAATTCGACGACGAGACGCTGTTCGATGATGATACTGGATTCGATCCATTCGCTGATCCACCATTCATAGAAGCACTATCAATTGACATGGTAGGACGTGATCGTGGTGGATTCGGACTAGACGCATACGGCGATCTCTACGGTGGTGGCAATAACACAGGAACACAACTCGTTACAGAGGCTCCAACGAAAGGCAAGATTGTGAAGATTCGCTTTGAAGGCGAGTCACTTGAAGCACTTCGCTTCGTCGCAATCACGTTGCTGTATCAAATGGGCACTGTTCGTAGCTTTGGAGTTTAATAATCGTGACAAGCCAAGTTGATCCCACAGTAATTCCAGATGATCGCAAGGTTCGTAAGGCTGACTTGCGTGAGCAGTTGGAAATCATCGCGCAAGAACTTACAGAGTTGGAAGATGCTGTATCTATTCCACGGCAATCTGCGTTCAATTTTGAAGATGATCCACAAGCTATTCCTCCGCCAGCTAGTCTTACAGGATTGGACGGAAGCGGCATTCTCGTAACTGCTACTGGATCAAGTATTGCACGCACGCTTGCAGCTAGATTTGCTCAAGTATATGATGTTCAAGATTATCCAATTCCATTCAACGGTGTGACGGATTCGACAGCAGCACTACAGAGTTTGATTAACGCTGTACCGAATGGCAGCATTATCAACTTCTCGAATCCGAATGCGATATATGTACTGACATCTACACTCACGATGACAGACAAGCGCAACGTGTGGCTTGTCTCTGGTCTTGATCCTCGCAACTTTGGACAGACACCTTCATTTTTATGGAATGGCGGCAATCACGGTGTCATGGTTGACATGGTGCGCTGTCAGAATTGCCATATTGAAGGGTTCACTTGGAATACAACGGGTGGCGTGACTGTCGATACTGTTTTTAACATTGATGGATATGCACCGGGCAACATCTCGACACAGAATGTCATTCGCTATAATGCGATCAATCTTTCCAACCAAACCAATTCTGCTACGAAAGCCATTGCGATTTCTGCTACGGCAGTTAATAACTGCGAGAACATAGATATTTGGGACAATTTAATCGTTCTATCTCCTTCGCTTCGTCCACTAACCGCTGGCATTGGCATTTGGGTAAGTACAAGTTCTAATGCAAAGCATCATCGCGTTTATAGAAATGCTATTACTCAAGGGACTATTGGTATTCAAGTCAATAACGGTTCCGTTGACATCCAACATCTAGGTGGTGGATACAACGCAACTGATATTGAAATACTCGGAGCTTCTGAACCAATCTATATCCGTCAAATCGACACTGAAGGTAGTGGTGTATCAGTACACTTCATTCCAAGTAATCAATGCTTGACGCTTGATGATTGCCGTTTTGCTAATGGTGATCAAACGAATGCTGGTGGTTTCATTAAAGTTACCGGCCTTGTTACGATTCGCAATTGTAGCTTTGAAGCGCGTCCTCCTGTTGGCGGCACGTTGATTGAATTCAATGGAACTGGCGCTCTTGGACTAACGATTCATGATTGTATCTTCCAAGCCAACACGACGTATGCTGAATCAGGATTACAAGCGTATGTAGCGTTCCTCGACGCGAATTCAACTATCGGCGCCTTATTCGCTTGGAATCTACAAAAAATCGTTGGTATGCCGTCGCGTTATGCGATGGAATTCGCTGGTACACTTGATCCAGTAACAAATGATCCTACAGGCCATTACTTTGGTACATCTGTTAGATTTAGACCGCGCACATACAACCAAATCATGTTGGGCGGTGCAATTCCTACTGCTGGTGCATTTGCGTGTTTCAGTGACGCAACTGTAAACACACATGGCGCTGTAATCTCAAGTGGCGGCGGCACGAATACCGTACTTGGTTTTTTCGATGGAAGTTTCTGGACCGTATGTGGAAGGCCCGCACTTCAAGTTCCACGCACTGTTACAAGTGCTACTTACACGGTCGTTGCTTCAGATGATGTGTTGATTTTTAACCACGCGGGAACTGTCACAGTAACATTCCCAGCTGCAAACGCAAATCCTGGTAGAAAGATTCGCTTGAAGACGATCACAGCAAATACAGTGGTATCTGTTGCTACCGATGTTGTAGCACTCGATGGTACTGGTCCTGCATTCGCGATTCTAGCTGCTACAGCGGGTAAGTGGTGTGATCTTGAAGCGAATGGAACCAATTGGGAAATCATGGCGAGTAACTAAACATGGCAAGTCAAATTGATCCAGACGTTTTCCCAGACAACATAAAAGTAGACAAAGCTGATCTACGTGAGCAGTTCACGATTGCTGCTGCGGAAATCACTACGCTACAAAACACTACACGAGTGCCAAGGCAACTCGCGTATGACGATTCAAACTTTGACACGGTGTAGGAGCAAAACATGAGTGACAAGATTGGCGTGCTTGGTGAAGCTGCAACAACGACGGTAGGTACGACTACTGTTTACACCGTGCCAACGGGGAAGGCAGCGAAAGGTAAGTTGATGTTCATCCTGCAAGGTAATGCAGGTGGCGGCAGCATCATCGAATTCTTCGTGAATGGTATGAGTATTGCGAAGATCGCTGCAATGACAGCGAGCTTCTACGCATTCAGCGTCAAGAGTGCAGGACTTCGCGCAGCAGAACAAGCAGCACAGCCTACAGGTATTGGCACGGCGCTCACGGTTGCTCCCGCTGATCCTATCTACTTCCTCAGTGCAGGTGATACGGTACAGTACGCTACGTCTGGCGCAGCGCTCATTGCTGCGAACGTGCAATTCGTGGGTACTGAAATCGACGTGTAGTAGGAGTACGTTGTGAGCGATCCAGCACCAACACCGAATATCCATCTCCAGCCCATTAACGCGAATAGGCGTACATGGGCGGAGATTATGAATGACAACTTGATACTGATTGATGCAGTCATCGGTACGTACTTTGTTGTTCAGAATTTGCAAGGTGCTTGGCAGAATAGCACAACGTACGCGGTGGGTGATTCTGTAGTTGATGAGACTACAGCTGCGGTGTTTCAATGTCAAGTGCCGCATGTAAGTGCTGCACTTCCTACTACGTTCTTGGAAGATCGCATTGCAAATCCGTCGTACTGGACAGTGTACTCTAGTCCAGCACGTGCCCGCGGTGCATGGTTGCCGAATACGAACTATGCGCTTAATGATTTCGTAGTGAATGGGTCACAGTATGCAGTAGCAACGGAGACACATACTTCAAGTAGTAGCTTCGCGAATGATCTTGCTGCTGGTAAGTGGTCTGTGCTTGTTGATTTGTCTCTTGTTGGATCGCAAGTACTTCCTGTTCCCGGTGGTGCGACAGATGCACGTAAGATTGTAGCTGTTACGAGTAGTGGTTCTGGATATACGATCTACTCGCAGGCTGATTCACTTTCTTTGTTGCTTGGCGCTACGTCTATCGGTACTGCTGTATTGCAAGCTGCTAATCAAAGTGCCGCTCTTGCAGCAATTGGAGCTCAAGCTTCTGGTAGTTATCAAACTGCTAACGCGAACCTCACAACGCTTGCAGCCGTTACGCCTGGTGTGTATGGACTTGTGCTTCTCTCGATGCCTGCTGTTGGTTCATTACAATTGTCACTTGGACTTGGTACTGCCGCGTATATGACGGGGCCGGTAGGCACGATTGTCGGCACGACTGACGCACAAGCATTGACGAATAAGAGTACGACTACACCGGCACAAGACGATAATAGCACGAAACTTGCTACGACTGCATATGTTGACCGTGTTGCTGTTCAGCAGATTGTGCGTACAGAGGTAACAGCGCTTGTATCTCATTCAGGCGTTACGCCATTCGATAATACCAAGCCGCAGTTTAGTGAAGGCAGTCAGTACGGTTTGGCTGTTACAATAACGCCGAAGAGCGCGACAAGCAGGCTAAAGGTAAGAAGTCGTATCAACTTCGGTACAGCAGCAGGTGGTCTCACAGGCGTCACTGCACACATTCACCGAGATAGTGCTGCTGATGCATTAAAAGCTGTAGGCGTCATCATGGGTACGGGACCAACCCAGCTTGAAGTAGAATGTGAAGTTGTATCTGGTGCCGCAGTAGCAACTACGTTTGAGTTGATACTTGGAGATAGTACAGCTGAAGCCATTTACCTCAACGGTTCCGCTGCTGCACAGCTATACGGTGGTGTGAGTGAGTCCTTCATCGAAGTGATGGAGTATGGTCCATGAGTGATGAGAAATTTCGATTTACTTCACAAATTACAACTGGGAATGTAATCACGTTCTGCACAATACTCGTCATGGTCGCCGTACAGTGGGGTTCCACTGGCGTGCGTATGGCGAACGCGGAAGAGCGCATCTCGAAGGTGGAGAAAGATCAACACGAATTGAATGTGCAAGTTCAATCCGTGAAGGAACGTGTAATCATCATTGATGAACGTCAGCAACAGCAGATAAAGCAACAAGAGGAAATACGCAAGATTCTCGATCAGATCAACAACAAGATACAGAAGCCGTAACACACGGAGAACACATGTTTCCACTTCTACTAGGCGTACTTAGCCCGATACTACAACAAGTTGTTAACAAGTTTTTCCCTGATCCTACAAAGCAGCAAGAATTCATGCTCGCATTCATGACGCAATTGCAGAGTGCGGACTTGGGACAACTTGAGATTAACAAAGCAGAAGCTGCCAGCGATGGGAATTTCAAAGGTGGATGGCGTCCTGCTATTGGTTGGGTGTGTGCTGGTGCTCTATTTTACCAGTACATTTTCATCCCCTTGGGTGGATATTTGTCTTCGTTTGTTGGTGAGCGTTATGTCACTGCTATTCTGAATGCTCCGAAGCTCGATAACATGCTTTGGGAGTTGTTGTTCGGAATGCTCGGTATGGGTGCGTTGCGTTCATTCGATAAGTTCAAAGGATTGACCAAATGAGTGACAGCGGTACTCCTGCACATTGGCCGTTCGTGATGTTCGATCCGCCGTCATTCAAAGTGCCACAGCGGAAAGTCACAAGAGTATTCCTACACTGTAGCGCTTGGGATGGCAAGGTAATCGGACAACAACTAGCGGAGACAATCAATGCTTGGCATCTTGCTAATGGTTGGCGCGGTGTTGGTTATCATTTTCTCGTGGACAATGTTGGAGGTATTTGTACAGGGCGTCCACTAGAAGAACAACCTGCGGCACAACTCGGACCAGATCAACGCGGTAATATCGCGACGATTGCGATAATGACGAATGGATTGTGGGACTTTCAGGAAGCTGCGCTTGCAAGCACGTACATGCTATGCAAGGCGATTGATGATGCATACAAACTCGCGAATACACCTGTGACGTTCCACGGTCACTGTGAAATTGATCCAAAGCCGTGTCCTGTGTACGACTATCAGGCATTGCTTGGACTTGTAGATGGGAAATTGAATGGCTGCACGCCCCACACGGCAGCCGATGTAGCGACGCTTGCAAGAGAGAAAGCTGCCGCACAATGGCACCATACATAGTCCGTGATGCTCACGGCTATGAAGTAGACAAGCTCGCTGCAATTGCG